TAAGTTCTTGAGATGGAACGAGATTTCTAGGCGGTATGTTGATGATGAACCTGAGTTCTATCAGCCTGATGTGTGGCGTGGGCGTAGTGCCGACAAGAAGCAAGGCTCTGATGGTGTCGTTGATGTAGGTGACTGGGGTAGTTCAGGATGGGCGGCACTTAAAGCCTACAAAGACTTACTATCCCATGGTGTAGCACCTGAGCAAGCCCGTATGGAACTACCACAGTCTACTATGACTGAATGGTACTGGTCGGGTTCATTAGATGCCTTCGCTGACATGTGCAACCTTAGATGCAAGCCTGACACACAGGCAGAGACACGAGAGGTAGCTGACCAGATCAGTGATAAGATGAAAGAACTATTCCCTGTATCGTGGGAGGCTTTGATGGAAGGAGAAACGAAATGAGTAATGATCTACAGTTGCGTGAAGGTGTGGTCTTTGTAGACTTAGAAGCAGGAGGTGTATCTGTAAAGATAAGCGAGCTCAAAACAGATGCTTTGTTGCATGAAGCGGCAGACATGATCGAAGAGCTTGGGGCCAAGCTGAATGAGGCTATGGGGCTGGCTCTTAATCAATGTCCATTTGAATATGGCACACAGGGTTACGATGACTGGTGGCAGGATAGATACAAAAGGCTCGCACAACTCGAAGGAGATGACGATGACTAAACTGTATGACTTAGAGCCAATGATAATGGACTGTTGGCAGGTCTGTAATGACCTTGAGGTTGTGTTCAGACAGATCGGTGACGGTGAGCGTGAGCCTACCCCAGACGAACTGATGAACGCTCTGCTTGGTATGCAACAGTTATACCAGTGGAAGTTTGAGCAGTTGTTCTTCAAGTATGAACAGGTGATAGCAGAGGGTAGAAAGAATCATGATTAGACCTATGACACCAGAGGAACGTAAGGCTTCTCAAGAACGTGACGAAAAGAATAAGTGGCGCAAGTGTGTAAGCTGTGGTAATGCAAGCAAGGACACATGGTGTGGCTTCTGTTTGGAGGAAGAGTGATGATAAACAGTGAATGGCGAAAGTTGATAGCAGAACAAGAGAACTTTAAGGAGAACGTAATGGCAGAACATACAGCAGACATCGTGAATGAACCTAAGCATTATGCACGGTGGAAGATCGAACCTATCACATACATCATGCAGAATGGCTTTGAGTTCTGGCGTGGGAATATCATCAAGTATGCCAGTCGTGCAGGTTACAAGCCCTACGAGGGTATGAGTAAGGCTCAGTGCGAAATCACAGACCTTGAGAAGGTCATACGTTATGCTGAGATGCGTATCAATCAACTGGAGGGTAAGGACAAGCTATGACTAAAGAGGAGCTAAAGAAACTCATTAGGGCTTTGGATAAGTCTGAGGATGTCACAGTCGAGGAAGCTGTGTATCTGATCCGAAAGCGACAGCGAGAGTTAGAAAACTTGGAGGTAGAGTATGAGCTTAACTGGGCCTGAGATCGTAGGTATGTGCGAGAAGTTAGCCAACAGGTTTAACTCTCCTTCACACCGTGATGACATGGTACAAGAGGGTGTGCTAAAGTGTTACGAGATATTGGCTGACGATGGGGAAGTACATCCAGCGCACCTCTACAGGGAGGCTAAGAGGCGTATGCACGATTACCTTAACATTGATGTGTTACCTGTTACAGTACCAGCGCACAATATCACCCGAAGGCTCACACGGGACATAGACGACGATGAAATCGGTGAGATGTCTGAGGCTGGTCACAAGTGGCTTAAGGTTGTTTTGTCGTCTACATCAGGTCAGTACAATGAGGAGTACGGTGGATCAGGTAAGGATCATGTCGAAAGATATGAGACCAGAGACTTCGCCAAGCACGTCATAAAGACCGCCCGTGAAAAATTAACGACAGAAGAATTGGAGGTTGTTAAGCTGCGGTATTTCGGTGATATGACACAAGAGGATGTAGCTAATGCTATGGGTAAGAACAAGATGTGGGTCTCAAGGTATGAGAACTCAGCTATGCAAAAGCTAAGGAAGTCAGTTCTGTAACAATTCGTGATGTTACAAAACTAGATAAATATCCCTATGAGTAAGTGTAGGGTTTACATAAGTTATAACTTTAGTTACTTCTACTATTAGTTATAACATAAGAGAGGAACTTAAGTATGAGCTTTGAAGATAGAATTAACTTGGATGGTCGCCAACCTGTTGTGTTGGATGACGACAGAATTAACTCTACAGGTTACGATAAATGGGTAGAGGAAGGGTTGTCGTTGAATCGAAACTACTCTGATTATAAGTGGAACCTTGGTGATTGGTGGAACAAGGGTCACAAGTACGGTGATCGTAAAGAACTTGTTAACAGTGATGGCTGGGATGGGCCAAAAGAACAAACTTGCAAGATTTCTGGTGTTGTTGCAGAAGCCTTTGAAAAGTTCCGACGTCGGAACCTTTTGTCTTATGGACACCACGCAGAACTAACGTCTTTGCCTATCGAAGAACAGGATAAACTTCTGGACGAATGTGAGACAGAAGGTCATTCAGTCATGCGTCTTCGTCAACGTGTGAAGGAAGTTAAATCCTTCTTGTCGCAAGGTTGGACACAAGATCAACTGGATCGTCGTCGTAAGATTGAAAAAGGCGGTGTAGCTCTAGCAAACTTGAGCAAGGGCGACGACGGAGAACCTATCGACAGCGCACTTCTATACTGGGCTGAGGCTGAGGGTTGTGACGAAAAGATCACCCGTGGTACTGACTGGGGAAACCCTTTCGTTATCGGTGAAGACGGTGATCGTGAGACTGTCATTGAGAAGTACAGCAAGTACCTTGAGATGAAAGATGGACTGCTACACCGCCTTAAGTCTGGTGAGCTATCTGGTAAATTACTTGTGTGTTGGTGCTGTCCAGATGGGTGTCACGGTGACATCTTGATGAAGAAAACAAAGGAGGCAAACAAATGATTTTGGAAGACTTTGTAATGTTAGGCAAGACAGCACCTGAGACGGATCGTCAGGGACGTGTGACAGTATGTAGTGCAGGGTGGTCTCCAGAGCTACGTCAGTTGGTTCGTATCTACCCCCTCGCAGTGGAAAATGCACCACCCGATTTCTCTGTGTCTCGCATTAAACTTGAACGTAACTACAGGGACAGTAGGCACGAGAGTTGGCAGATAGGCGGTGAACGTGGTGTTAATGTACACTCAGGCATAAACGCTAGGTTTGAGGTACAGAGGATACTTAACGACAGGGCAAGTCTGATCGACCAAATACCTGTCGTTGAGAGTATCTCAGAGGCAAACGCAAAACGCCTTTCACTTGCTGTAGTTCAGCCAGAAGTTAAGCCTAACTTCTATCTCCAGAAGAATGAGGCCAGAAAGTTTGTCAAGAAGCGGGTCGGTAGTAACACCTTCAAGTATATACCACGTCTTAAGTTTGATCTTGCGGGTAAGGTGCATAAGTTGAAGTATCTCAACAGAGAGGTTTACGAAAACATTACACCGACCAGTAAGACTGACTTTTGGAAAATCTCTGGTAGGTTTAAACGTAATCCAAAGCTGCTGATTGGCAATATGTTTGCTTATCGCAATAACTGGCTGGTCATCGCAGGTCTTGATGTATGAGTGAACATGCACACCAACCCTGTCCATATGAAACGTGTGGCTCCTCCGATGCCTTCAGTTATAACACTGAGGGTTTCGGCAAGTGCCACGCTTGCAACCAAGGCTACCCGTCCAGTGGAAAAACATTCGGGTGGGCTAAAGAAAAGTACCCAACAAAAGGAGGGGATAATTTGTCGTTTACACCAAAAGCTGTTGTGTCGTTTACACCAGAAGATACGTCCGATGGAAAATACGCTAACATGCGTGGCATCAACAGCAAGACAATGGAGGACTTCGGTGTCCTAACCTACGAAGATCGTCAGGAGTATGTGTACCCCAGCGGCGGAATTAAAGTCCGTAAGCTAGGCGAGAAAGGGTTCTATGCTAAAGCAGGGTTCAAGGGTGATGAACTCTTCGGTATGAACTTCTTTACCGCAGGTAGCTCCAAGATGGTAACTATCACTGAGGGTGAACTAGACGCCCTCTCAGT